TATGTAGTTCGTGCTGATGTAGACTTGGGTCAATTGGTTGAATCTTCAGCAGCGCCATCAGGTGCTCCTAGTGATGGAACATTTTGGATTGATACTGCATCAACATCATATGGTGTTTTTCAATGGAATGGAGCTGCTGCTAATTTAGGCGGTCAATCATTCTCAGCAATCAAACCATCAGTTATTACCAATACTGCACTGGTAGAAGATTATGCAAATGAAGCATATGCTCCAAAATCAAGTTATGGAAAAATTGGAGAATACGCGGTAGTTGCATTACCAAAAGGTTTGATTAAATTATATTATAAAAAACCTGCAACTGACACCCCAGTAGCATGGGTAGAAGTTGGTTCACCTGCATGGGCAGCAAGTTGGCCTACTGCACAAGGTACAGTAAATGATGCACCAAATATTATTAATGCTAAAACATTAACTATTGAAGTAAATGGAGACAGTACTACTATTTCTGGAGAAACTACTATCGCAGGATTAGTAGATGCAATCAATTCAGAAAATATTCCAGGTGTTACTGCAGCATTAATTAATAATAAATTATGCATTTATTCAAATGGTGAAAATTTAACTCTTACTGGATCAGTTAAGGCTGCAGTTGGATTGGCATCAGAATCATTATTCGTTGCTCCAAAAATCCAAATGAGTAAACATACTCAAATTCCTTTGTATAAAAAATCTAATATTGCTGGTTCTGCAAATGGTGCAGCAACTGGATCTATTTGGGTTAAAACTACAACTCCTAACTTAGGTGCAAACTGGTATGTTAAATTATACTCAGCATCAGCTGGAGAGTGGCAACTATTAACAGCACCATTGGCTAGTTCAAATGCAGCTGCATTAAAACAATTAGATGCTACTGGTGGCGGTATTAATTTACCAATAAATTCAGTATATGTAAAATACAACGAAACCGAAGTAACCCCATCATTGGCTAATTTCAAAGTTTATCGTCGTAAAAACGTTGGACCAACTACAATTTCTGCAACTGTAAGTACAAATATGTTTTCTGCAGGAACTTATTCATTCTCAGTATCAGAAAGTTTAGTTAATGAAGCAGTATTGTCAACTCCTGTTACAGTTGAATTCACAGTTGTGTTAAACGATACCGCAGTTGTAATTGCAGAAAATATTGCAGATGCATTAAACTCAGCAGGGTTACAAAATGTTGTAGCAACTGTATCAGGGGAAACCTTAACCATTTCTCATATTACAGGCGGTGAAATTAAATTAGTTGATTCTGGTATTGACCCAGTAATATCAACAATTTTCTCTGTATCATCTACACCTAACTTGTTTAATGATCCAACAGTTGAAGCAGGACTAGTTACATTGACTAGCGTAGAAATTACAGGTACAGCTGGTGAAATCCAATTTAGCGCAACTAGTTCAGTATTATCAGACGGTACTCCTGTTGTAATTAGTGGTGTGTTCGGTGGAACCGGTTCTATTGTAGGTTACAATAATCCATCTGTATATTATGTAAAAAATGCTACTGAAACTACTGCAACTCTTGTTACTTCATATGAAGCAGCAGTTACTGGAACAGGTGGTGCTGTATTATCAACAACTGGAACCCCAACTGGATTAACATATTCTGCAGAATTAATTAGCTTAATCGCAAGTAATTGGTCTTCATTAAATACTGCAAAAACTTCTAATTTTGCTATTCCTAGCAATGATGCAATTACATCAGTTGCTACTAATAGTAGATTATGGTACAGCAATGTAATTGACGAAGTTGATATTATGGTTCACGATGGTGATACTTGGGTAGGATATAAATCTGCATTTCCAAGCACAAATCCAACAGGACCAATTGTAAGTGCATCTAAACCAACTTTACAATCTGATGGTACTATCATTGAAGATGGTGATATTTGGATTAGTACTGCAGATTTGGAAAACTTCCCATTAGTTTATGTATACAATGGTGATACAAAATTATGGAGATTGTTAGATAACACTGACCAAACATCTGAAAATGGTATTGTGTTTGCCGATGCTCGTTGGAATGTTGACGGATCATCTGCTGATGCTAGTACTATAGTTGATTTATTATCTAGTAATTTCTTAGATCCAGATGCCCCAGATCCAGCATTATATCCAAAAGGAATGTTGTTATGGAATCTTCGTCGTAGTGGATTTAATGTAAAAGAATATACTGAAAACTATATTGATTTAAATGGTAGAAATACTCGTCAAAATAATGAATTGATGACAGATTATTATCCACATCGTTGGGTAACAGTTTCAGCAAATCAAGAAGATGGCGCAGGTTCATTTGGTAGAAAAGCACAACGTAAAGTTGTTATCCAAGCAATGCAAGCATTGTTAAATAGTAACCAAGAAATTAGAGATGAAGATAGTCGTATTTTCAATTTAATTGCCGCTCCTGGATATTCAGAGTTAATTGGTGAAATGAAAACATTGAATTATGACCGTGGCTTAACCGCAATGGTTATTGGTGATTGCCCAGCTCGTTTAACACCTGACTCTACTACTCTAAGCAATTGGGGTAATAACTTAGCAAATGCGTTAGAAGATGGTGATTCTGGTTTAACAACTACTGATCCATACTTAGCAGTATTCTACCCATGGGGATATACATCAGATAACTTAGGAAACAATATTGTTGTTCCACCAAGTCACATGATGCTTCGTACAATCGCATTAAGCGATCAAGTGAGTTATCCTTGGTTTGCACCAGCAGGTACCAGAAGAGGTCTTATTACTAATGCTTCTGCTGTTGGTTATGTTAATAGCGAAGGTGAATTCACTGCTATTGCATTAAATAACGGTCAACGTGATACATTGGCTAGTATTAATGTTAATCCAATTACCTATATTTCTGGAACTGGATTGGCAAACTACGGTCAAAAAACACGTCAATTAGCAGCTAGTTCATTAGATCGTATTAATGTTGCAAGATTAGTAGTTTATCTACGTGTTCAATTGGCTCGTATTGCAAAACCATATATTTTCGAACCAAACGATACAATTACTCGTAACGAAATCAAACAACAAATTGAAAGCTTCCTATTAGAATTAGTAGGTCAACGTGCGTTATATGATTACTTGGTAGTGTGCGATACTTCAAACAACACACCAGCAAGAATTGATAGAAACGAGTTATACGTTGATATCGCAATTGAACCAGTAAAAGCTGTGGAATTTATCTATATTCCATTACGCTTAGAAAATACTGGAGCTATTGCTCAATTAGGTCAAGCATAAGGAGAATTAAATGGCAATAGCAGCTTTATCAAACTTTACCGTACCGCTAGCATCTGATCAGAGTGCTAGCACCCAAGGTTTATTAATGCCAAAATTAGCAAATAGATTTCGTATCTCTTTGGAAAATTTTGGGGTATCTGGTAATACAGTTGAATTAACTAAGCAAGTAGCAACTGCACAACGTCCATCTATTGAATTTGAAAATCAAGTAATTGATGTTTATAATAGTAAAATTAATTATGCTTCAAAACATAAAGGATGGGCAGTATTGACTGTTGAACTTCGTGATGATGTTACCGGCGCAGTTAGTAAATTAGTTGGTGAACAAGTTCAAAGACAATTTGATTTCTTTGAACAAAGTTCAGCAGCAAGTGCTGGTGATTATAAATTCACAATGCGTATTGAAATATTAGATGGTGGTAATGGAAATGACACCCCAGTTGTTTTAGAAACATGGGAATGTTATGGATGTTATATACAAAAAGCAGATTGGAATAAACAACCATTATCATATGCTGATAGTAAACCAATCCTAGTCGCATTAACAATTCAACCAGACAACTGTGTACAAGTAGGCCCAGGTGCAACATTAGGAGCCCCAGGTTTTACTCAACCACGTGGTACTACCAACGCTTTG